TTCTGACACGGACCCCGCTTCAGTTCGTATCAACCGAGCCTTATTGAAATGGCTCTCTGTTGAACGCGATAATGAAGCAACGAACCATCGACTTTTAACTTACGATGAAGACTTTCAAATCCTTCCTCGCGTTCGATGGGATCGTTTCATGGACAAGTTGCGTTCGGTTGTCGCCAGTGTGATCGGTGAAACACCTCCGATTGAGGCCCTTATCGGGTCTTTTAGCGGTGGTGCCTCGACCAGTCGTAAGCGAACTGAAAGCCAACCGGCGAGTAAGTTTACCGGAGAAGCAGATACCACATCTGCAGCCGTTCCCTGGTTTGAGCTCGCAATGAGCGAAATGCCAGGGTGGGAAGCACTAGGTGGGTACGACTCCTTGCGGGTTGTGCCTGGTAATGTGTTTTTCACTGTGCCTAAGAACACGGAGATTGATCGCGTGGCTTGTAAAGAGCCCGATATCAATATGTTCCTCCAGAAGGGTGTTGGCAATTTCATTCGTAAGTGTTTACGCCGTCATGGTATAAACCTGAATGATCAGAGCATCAACCGGGATTACGCGCGTCAGGGTTCCCTCACCGGGGATCTTGCCACGCTCGATCTTAGTAGTGCTTCTGATTCTGTCTCTACCCAACTTGTCGCTGAGGTCTTACCAGTTACATGGTTTGTTCTCCTTGACGATATTCGGTCACACATTACGGTGATCGATGGTGAGCATCACTCCAATGAAATGTTCTCTTCTATGGGAAACGGTTTTACCTTCGAATTGGAGAGTTTACTCTTCTATTCGATAGCACGAACCGTCGCCTACTTCCGAGGCATTTCTGGCATCATCAGTGTATATGGGGACGATATAATCTGTCCCACTATGCTAGCTGAAGACTTATCATGGGTTCTAGGTTGTTTGGGCTTCACCGTTAATTCGGAGAAGTCTTTTTGGTCTGGTTCCTTTCGTGAGTCTTGTGGCGGCCATTACGACAATGGCGTTGATGTCACCCCGTTCTATCTTCGTAAACCGATTTCCAAGTTGACCGACTTAATCGTCATCCTTAATCAGATGCGCGTTTGGGCCGATCGCGGTGGAATAGGCGTCCTTGACCCTAGGGTTGAGGACTTATGGTTCGCTCTTGCGGACCACGTACCGAAGAGATTTTGGGGGGGCCGGGAGACGTCCTCCGAAG